TATCTATTTTATTAAAAACCACAACAACTAAAAAAAATCTAAATTCACATTCATACATTATAAAATATTTACATTATTCTCATTAATTATATACAAATTATTTAAATATATAATCTATATTAAATCTCAAAATCCTGGAAAGTCAGAGTCATGGCTTAAGACTTATGAAAGAGATTTAAGAAAGCAAAGAACCATTAGATATATCAATACTATGTATGATAGAACTATTACAGATAACGATGTGGCTGATGCTTGTGGCATAGGGCACTGGGCAATTAATAATTGGGAAAAGGCGGTTCAAATATGAATCGGGAACCTTTTAATTTTAAAGAAGAAGATGAGGACGTAATATTGACAGTCAGGACTCTATCTCCAGAGAAATGGTTGTTAATGGATCGTGAGACTGGCCAGGTGTACGTAGGAAATCCTGGGGGATATTGGGATAAAATGAAACCAATTAATAGGGTTGACAAATAACACTATGGCTGCTAAACTATATACAAGTGAATCTTTTATGCGTAAGAGATATATTATGGACAAGAAGACACCAGAAGAAATTGCAAAGGAGTGCGGAGTTAGCCTAGAGACTATCTACGTATACCTTGCAAAATTTGGATTAAGGAAGTCAAAGAGATGAAAAAGACAAACAAGGCATTAGTTATTCTGTCATTAGCCATGTCTGCTGGTTTGGCATACACGATTTTTACACTTAAAAATTTACCAGAGGGTTTTGATTGGGATCTAGAAGAGGAGATAGACAATGAGTTCTGAGACACAGTTTACAATTGGTCAAGTTTGTGATGAGATTAAGAATATGCTTATTACAAAGAATAAATCATATGGAGACTCAGCGTTAAATCCAGTTCGGATTTTTTCTATCTCTGACAATATTGAACAGTTGCATGTTAGAATTGACGACAAACTTTCTAGAATCACTAGGGGTGGAGCATTCATTGGTGATAATGACATTGATGATTTGATTGGTTACCTTATACTATTAAAGATAGCAAGGGAGTTAAATCATGTCGACTGAAGAAGATCTAGTTAAGCACCTTGACCAAGTTAATCTTGTAGTTGAGGAATACTTAAAGGGAAATGATCCAACAGTAATTTCTAAGCAACTAGATATTCCACGCACACGTGTTGTTACATTAATTAATGAGTGGAAAGTTATGGCATCTGCAAATGATGCAATCAGAGCACGTGCTAAGGAAGCACTTGCTGCTGCAGATACACATTACAGCAAACTCATATCAAAGTCTTATGAAGTTATTGATGAGGCATCAATGACAAACAATCTTGGAGCAAAGACTCAGGCAATTAAACTAGTTATGGACATTGAATCAAAAAGAATTGATATGCTTCAGAAGGCTGGACTACTTGAAAATAAAGAGTTGGCTGATGAAATGATTGAAATTGAAAATAGACAAATGGTTTTGATGTCAATTCTAAAAGATATTGCGTCAGAATATCCGCAAGTTCGTGACGAGATTATGAAAAGGCTTTCATCTATTGCCAAAAAGGATGAAGTAATAACCGTGGTCCAAGATGTATGATGAGTTTTTAGAAGCCCTCAAAGATAATAACTTTGAAGAGATTCCAGTAGATGCCAAAACATTTGTTGAGGGCGATGCCTTCCTTGGCCAGCCTGGACTGTCTGATATTCAGTATGACATTGTTGAGGCAATGAGTCAGATATATAAAAAAGAAGACTTGATAGAATTAATGGGTGAAGAAGAAGGATCCCAATACTATGAAAAGTACACAAAGAACGAAATTATCCTACAACTTGGCAAGGGATCTGGAAAAGACTTTACATCAACCGTAGCATGCTCGTATATTGTATATAAGTTATTATGTTTAAAAGATCCAGCAAAATATTTTGGGAAGCCATCTGGAGATGCTATTGATCTTATTAACGTTGCTATTAACGCTCAACAGGCCAAGAACGTTTTCTTTAAAGGTTTTAAAACAAAAATTGAAAAGTCCCCATGGTTTGCTGGAAAGTATTATGCTAAAGCAGATTCAATTGAGTTTAACAAGTCTATAACTGTTTATTCTGGACACTCAGAGCGTGAATCGCATGAGGGTTTAAATCTTTTACTTGCAGTTCTTGATGAGATTTCTGGATTTGCATCTGAAATTGGTACAGGAAATGATCAAGGAAAGACTGCAGATAATATCTATAAGGCTTTCCGTGGATCAGTTGACTCTCGTTTCCCCGACCTTGGCAAAGTAGTTCTTCTCTCATTCCCTAGATATCCTGGAGACTTTATTTCAGAAAAGTACGATGCAGTTATATCTGAAAAAGAAGTTATAGATCGTACACATAAGTTTGTAATTAATCCATTGCTTCCAGAAGATAGTGCAGACAATACATTTGATATTGCTTGGGACGAAGACCATATAGTTTCATATAAATATCCTGGGGTATTTGCACTCAAAAGACCAACATGGGAAGTAAACCCAACAAGAAAAATTGATGATTTTAAGATTGCCTTTATGACAGATCTTGGTGATGCAATGATGCGCTTTGCTTGTGTCCCAACATTTGCTTCTGATGCGTTCTTTAAGCAACATGAAAAAGTAAGATCTTGTATGACATCAAGAAATCCAGTTGACACCTTTAAAAGATTTGATGAGTCATTTAAGCCAGATCCAACTAAAAAATATTACGTGCATGCTGACCTTGCACAGAAACATGATAAATGTGCAGTTGCCATTGCCCACGTAGAAAAATGGGTAAATATTCAGGTAATTAATAACTACGAGCAAGTAGCCCCAATAGTGGTTGTAGACGCAGTTGTTTGGTGGGAGCCAAAGGTAGAGGGGCCTGTAAATCTTTCAGAGGTCAAGCAATGGATTCAAAACCTAAGAAGGCTTGGGTTTGATGTTGGCATGGTTTCTTTTGACCGTTGGCAGTCATTTGATATTCAAAATGAATTACAGCAAGTAGGAATGAGAACTGATACTGTTTCTGTTGCTAAAAAACATTATGAGGATATGGCAATGCTTGTGTATGAAGAAAGATTAGTAATGCCAGCAATCGAACTTTTGTTCGAAGAACTAACCCAGTTAAAGATTATGAAAAATGATAGAGTTGATCACCCACGCAAGAAGTCAAAGGACTTGGCTGATGCTGTGTGTGGAGCAATATTTGGGGCAATATCACATACCCCAAAAGATATAAATACTGAGATAGAAGTCCATACCTACAAGGATAGGCCAAAGACTCCAGAGGAGCAATTTGACATGGATTCTCGAAATGTGATACAATATAAACCTAGCCAATTAAAAGACATTGAAGATTATTTGGCTGGACTAAAAACACTATAACAAGAAAAGAGATAAAATGAATTCATTCAAGAAAGTATCGCTAATCATCGCTGCAGCCCTGACTAGCACAATGCTCGTATCGCCAGCAGCGCAAGCAAACGCTGGAACTGTTACCCTAACGGTAGCGGGTTCTGCAGCAACGGGTGGAACAGTAGTAACAACTCCTGTATCACTTCCAGTACCAGCAGATAACAGTATCGATGCAGCAGATGCATTGAAGATTGCTGTAACAGCAGTAGACACAGGCACAGTAGTAACAGCAGTTGCAGTTAATGCAACAATTGTTCCTGCTCTAGCGACATCAACAGCACCAGTAACCGCATCAAACGGTTCTTCAACACTTTCAGTTTCAACAGGAACTGGAAACTCGGCAGACTTTTATGTATATACTAAAAGTACAGCAGTAGGAACAGTATCGATTACTCGTGCTGGAACTACAACAGTTTACTATGTGCAGGGTTCAAACTCAGCAGCAACAGCAAACTCAATTACTCTATCAGCACCAACTTCAGGCGCAGCAGGCACATCACAGGTACTTAAAGTATCTGCATTTGACGTGTTTGGTAACCCAAAGAGTGGTGTGACAGTCAATACGCTAGTATCTGCAAATGGTATTGCAACAGCAACAGCACTTGTAACAGATACAGCAACAGCAACTATTGGAACTAAGGAGCAGACAGTAACACTTCCTGCTTCAGGTTCAGTTACTGTAACAGCGTATGCAACAGTAGCAACAGCCGTAACAGGTCTTGCAGCACCAGTAGGTTCTGTAGTTGCAACAATTGTAGTTCGTGATCTTGCAGCAGAACTTGCAGCAAAGAATGCAGAACTAGCGGTTGCTAATTCAGCACTAGCAGTTGCTAATGCAGCACTTGCAGCAGAAAAAGCAGGACGTGCAGCAGATAAGGCTGCATCAGATTCAGCAACAGTTACTGCTAAGGCAGCATCTGATCTTGCCACTGCAACAGCAGCAGCAAAGTACAAGGCAGAATACAATGCACTTGCAACTAAGTGGAACAAGAAGTTCCCTAAGTTAAAGGTTGCACTAAAGAAGTAAATTAAACCAACAACTGAGGGGGTTAGCCAAGTGCTAGCCCTCTTTTTTGTGTAATAAAATGGTATAATCATCTTAGCAGACATTGTTTGCATAAGGGGGAAAGGTAAATAAAATCACTTCTCATCAAATCTGGATTAGTAGGATTGCTCTTGACTTTATGGATGTTGATATCTCCAGTTGATCAAGCACATGCCAACGATGCCCCCGCCCCATCAGAACAGGTGGTCGTAAGCCAAGCCCAGCAGTCAGTAAATACAGCCTTAGCAACAGCCACCACAGAGGTAGCCCAAGCAATCTCAGCCTCAGATACCGCAACAGCCACGATAGCAACAGCAGTTCAGGCAGTAACAGTATCCAACACAGCCGTAGCAACAGCCACTACTGCAGTCACAGCAGCCACTACTGCGGTAGCAGAGGTATCAAATGTGTCCACAGTTGTAGCAACAGCAGCAACAGTAACTACGGATGTCACAACTGCGGTAACTGCGGTAACAACAGCAATTGCAGCAATACCTGTAACCGCAACAACACAGACTCCAGAGGTTGCTGTAGCACAAACTGCTCTCACAGCAGCAATCCCTGTTGTTGAGTCTGCAACCGCAACAGTTATAGCAACAGCAACCCCTCTAATGACAGAAAACCCTACTACAGTAACCCAGGTTGCCACAGCAATTGCAACAGAAGTTGCCCAATCAGAGACAGCCACAGTTTTAGTTCAATCAGCACAGACAGCAATAGATACGGCTACTGCAACAGTTGCTACAGCAACCACGGCGGTGGCAGCAGTAACACCTGCACGGACAGAGGCTCAAACACAATTAACTCAAGCAAACGTAGCAATTAATAACGCCCAAGATGCAGTCAATGCTCTAGCAGCAACCATTGGCACCACTACAAACGTTTTATCTAATGTAGATGACGCTGGCGTCCGCATGAATCTACCATTTAATTTACAAATGGGTGGGGTTACATACAACAATGTTTATGTTGGATCTAACGCAACAATAACATTTGGAGTAAATGAAGGTGCAAATTATTACACTACGCCAAATGCTCCCTCTATTTCTATAGCAGGATACGACTGGACTACATGGAGTAATGGATCTGGGATTACATATTCAACAACTACAAACACCCTTAGCGTTGCTTGGGATCTTAGAGTTTATCCTCTGACTACAGCCGAGACACAGATGACTCAGGTTAGATTTAACGCAGATGTAAACCCAACAGATGGCGCATGGCAAGCAGATGTAAGTGTTACTGGCCCTATCCCAAATGGGGCTAGGTTTAATGTAAGAGAGACAACTGGCGGAGTGGTAACAAATATCACTAACACAGAAACTGCTACTGCAGGATTTACTGGAACAATAAGTCAAGGCACTGCATTTACTCCTACTCCTGATCCAGACAATGCAACTGTATTGGCAGCAATTGATACAGCAAATGCACAAATTGCTACATTAAACTCAGCAGTTACAGCGATTGTTGCAACAAATACAGCAAATACAAATACAGTTATTGCACCAATAGCGACTGTTTCACAAAACACTGTAACTGCATTAACAACAGCAACTGAAACATTAACTACAAAGGTAGCAGATATTGCAGTTGTTTCAACCGCAGTGGAAGCAGTATTGGCAGCACCAACAGTTGTGGCTACAGCGCAAGCAGTAATTAATGCAATTCCTGAGCCTGCGCCAGCACCAGCACCAGCCCCTGCTCCAGCACCAGAACCTGTACAGCCTGAGCCAGTTGCTCCACCAGTAGTTGTTCCTCCCGTTGTTGAACCACCCGTAGTTGTTCCACCTGTTGACACCACCCCTGTAGACACAGAACCTGTGGACACAGAGCCAGTTGATACAGAACCTGTGGACACAGAACCAATTGATACAGAGCCAGTTGATACAGAACCAATTGATACAGAGCCAGTTGATACAGAACCAGTTGATACAGAGCCAGTTGATACAGAACCAATTGATACAGAACCAATTGATACAGAACCTATAGATACAGAACCAATTGATACAGAACCTATAGATACAGAACCAATTGATACAGAACCAGTGACGGGATCAGAAGAAGAAATAAACAATACAGTTGATGAAGCATTGTCAGACGGGGAAATAGATAGCACAGAAGTAGAAGCAATTGCAGAGTCTATGGCAGCAGATGGGGAAATTGATGCAAAAGAAACTGATCAATTAATTGAAGCATTAGCAGAAGATGGAAAAGTTTCTACTGCAGATCAAGAGGCTTTACTTGAAGCACTCGCATCAGATGGAGAAGTATCAAAAGAAGATGTTGCAGCAATTGTTGCATTGGCTAGTTCAGATGGTAAATTATCTGAAGCAGAAAAAGATATTGTTTCTGATGCATTAATTCAATCAGTCGAACCAGGGGAAAATCTTACTACTGAACAGGTAGCAGAGGCTGGAATTAAATTATCAGATTTGCCACCACAGACACCAGTTGATGTTCGTACATCCGAAAATGGCGATGCTGTTGTTATTACAGCAGAGGTTGCTGTTCAAGTAGAACTAGTTTCAGACCCTGCAGCCTTTGCAGCAGAATTATTTAATGACCCAGGAGCAGCGTTAGCAGCACTGGGAAGTATTGGAGCAGACATGACTCCAGGAGAAAGAGAAGAAGCAACCGAGATGGTTGTAGCAACAGTTGTAGCAGCAGGAGCAGCATTAAATGCTGTTGGGGCTGCGACAGGTTCCACTGGAGGATCCACAGGAGGTAATTCTGGAGGATCAGGTGGCGGAGGAGCCTCTGGCGATTCCAAGGGAATAAGGAGAAGAAGACCATGATAAAGAAAATAATGCAAGATATGATAGATCAACTTTGGACACTTCTAGGTATGTTTATTGCCTGGGTAGTCCTTGATGGTTCTGCAAAGACGATAGTGGGGTATGCAATTATATGTACATTAATTGCATGGGCAGTCACATATCCGATTAGAAATAGAGATGATGAATAATGGCAACTAAAAAAATAGCAGCAGAAGCACCCAAGAAAGAAAACTCACAAAAGGCATTAACAAATATCCTAATGAGAATTTTGGCGGTATTTGCAGCATCAGGGCTATCAGTACTTGGAGCAGGTGCAGTAGTAGGAATAGATACAGTTCAGGCAGTATTCTTAGCAGGATTGCTTGGTGTAGCCAGCGTAATTGAGAGGCTTGCAAGGGCTTTTTTAGACGATGGAAAACTATCACTTGCAGAGATAAATGAGGCTTTTAAGTCTGTAGACAAAAAGGCTAATTAGTCATTAATTGAAAGACCCCTCTAGATGGTATACTTATAAGGTATCTATCTAAAGGGGTTTTTCCTTGCGCTATCAAATTCAAGACACATTACAAAATAATATATTTAGAGAAAACATAGTCTTTGGATCTGTTCCTATTGGAGATCCAGCGGATATAAGTTTGTCTGCCATTGAGCACATACATACAGCAGATGTTTTGCTAGTTGAAAACCATAGACAGTTTTCAAGACTTATTAATGCTATTAATTATTTAGACATTAATCATAGACCTAACATTAATCCAAGAGGAGTAGTTTTACAGTACAACCTTGAATCAGATCCAAATCATGTTGCAGAAATGAAAAATATTTTAATGGAGTTTGTAAAAAATAATAAAAAAATATTTGCAATTTCAGATGAAGGCTCTTCTGTTTTTCTTGAGCCAATGTCAGAATTTAAATCTATTTTGATAGAGATGGATATTCCTTATCAAGTTTTGTCTGGTCCAAACTCAGTAATCAGCGCCGTTGTTAATGGTAAAAGAAATGTTCATGCATTTTATTTTGCTGGAAACTATCAGCACCTATCAGATAAAGAAAAAACATTTAGAGAGGTTCAGGCCCTAAATAAGCCAACAGTCTTTATATTAAAATCTCAAGGCCTTGAGTCTGTAATTAAAGAATTATCAGATGAGTTTGATAGGTTTTGGGAGGCTGATTTTCAAATGAATCTTAGTATGGATACTGAATTTCATCTTGATGGGGAGTTTGACAAAATACTTGAATTCGTGTATACTAATAAGAGTCTGTGGCAACAAGAAGATGAAATACAAAAAATAATTATAACACTATATCCGAGAGGCTACTCAGCAGAATGACTTGTATTGCAGTAGTAAGACATGAAGATAAGATCTATATGGCAGGAGATCGTGGCGCCTCTGATGATGGAACTATCTTAGCACTTGATGCCCCAAAAGTTTGGAAGATTGGACCATACCTAATTGGTTATGCTGGTTCAATGGACGGGGAAAGAATTAGATATAACTTTAAACCCTCTGCCCCAACCATAAGAGATACTGATAAGTTTATGCAGACTAAGTTTATTAAAGAACTTAGAGAATTTTATAATGAGTTTTGGGTTGACACTTCAAAAGAAGGAGATCTTGGATTAATAATTGCAGTTCGTGGACAGATATATGAGCATAGTTCTGTAGACATGTCTTTATCTAAATACACATTGCCATATCTTGCTATGGGTTCGGGAGCAGAGTATGCTTACGGTGTTCTATATGCAACAGATAAACAAAAAAATGCAAGAGCCAGAGTTCTTCAAGCAGTAAATGCAGCAATAAAATTTAACCCATCATGCATGGGTCCAGTTGACATTGTCAGTGTGTGAGGATATACTTATAGTATGAACTACAGTGACGAAGAAGATTTATCTCCAGAAGAGCAAGAGTTTGGTATCTGGCTTTCAAATGGTATTGATCGGGGATGGGTAACTCCTCCCTATTGCAATACACATGATGGCGGATATGCATATATGGGGGAAGAAGAAGTAGAAGAATGGGAGGCAGGGGGAGACCCTTGTCAACATGTCATCAGATTGATGATATCTTAATAAACGAAAAGGAATAAAATGAAAAAAATCGTAGCACTAATAGCAGTATTGTTTTCAGTAGTGGTACCAGTACAATCACAAGCAGCAGACGCTAAGTCTCTTGTAATTATTGATTCTTATTTTCAGTCAAATATTGCACAAGGGGCAATCACATCAACAGGTGCAGCATGTGCACAGTCAAAGCCAGTTAAGAATGCAAAGGCTTCTGATCCTTATAACCATGGAACAGCAATGTATGCTGTAGCAAAGTTACAAAATCCTTCAATTAGCATCATTCCAATTTGTGCTTCTAGCGCACAGTCTGATGTCTTCCCAAGTCAATTGATCTCATCACTTAACTGGGTAAAGGCTAATAAGTCTAACGTAAGTGCTGTTTCAATTTCACTAACATTCAATAAGACTAAGTTAGACTGTGTTCCATACGGAGCCGTCAATACTCCAAAGGCTCGTCTTGCAGATGACGCTGTAATCCGATCACTAATTAACGATCTAGAGTCTTCTGGTATTCCAGTATTTGCAGCAGCAGGTAACGACACTAACAAGTCTGTCAGTTATCCAGGATGCATTGCTAACACTTTAGCAGTTGCACATGCTGATGAAAAGGGAAATGCTATGGCACGTTTTGATGCCAATACAGATTACTTTGCTCGACTATCATTAGATGGTAGCAAGTGGGTATACAATACCGCATTTGGTCCTGTATCCCAGACATCATCATCAGCAACAGCAGCAGTAGCATCAATGTGGGTAACGGCTAATACACCAAAGGGAATTGTTAACCCAATTTCCTAATAGTGTATAATGGTCTGTAACTCAGTTGGTAGAGTGCCGAACTGTTAATTCGGATGTCGCAGGATCGAAACCTGCCAGACCAGCAAGGAAGTAAAGATGGAACAACCACTTATGCTTCACGAAGAAGACAAATATGACTTCAACGTGTGGTACACAACATTTGATCCAGTATTCTCTGAGATCAGTAAAAAATCTAGACTGCCTGAAAAATGGACTAGGTATGAGTATGTCCTAAAAGGCAAATACTCTGATTCAGTAATAAAGCCAATCAATAAATATGTAGAGGCTCTGTATCCAAGACCAGAACTAGTATCTATAGTTGGCAACACTGTTACCCTAAGACAAGGAAATCACGCAGAATTTTTTTTGTTAATAAAAAAAGGCGGGGAATTCTTTAATTTAGATAGACCCTGGATGAGACAATACTATAGAACAAAAAATACATACGATAGACCAGAGAATTGCTTCTTGGGATACTATAAGTTCTACGTTCCATGGTTTATCGATGAGAATATTGAAGTAAGATACGTAAGGCCTGATGTAGAGTCTCCATTCTTTATACAGGAGTCTTCTGCTTCTTATAAAAAGACAGACAAAACTGAGGTATATGTTGAGCCACACTTCGTTAACTTTAGTTTTAAGAATGTGGGGAAGCATATGGTTTCTCCAAAGTTTGGCAAAATCAAGAGGCAGCAGCCCATGTTTGATATGGTTTTTGAGGCAGATGATATAATGATACAGAGAGTTAGGAACTTTTATGAACAAGATTAAATTTTACCCATTCAGTGAAAAAACTCAAGCGTTTGCTCCTGAACCAATTCCATCGTCTAGACTTGTACCAAAATGGTATAGAGATCAACCTGGATCCATTGACGATCCAAAATTTTTACCAATGGGGAATGTCTCCTCTACAGTAAAAAGATGTATGCCAGTGTTCGACTATATGACTGCTGGATATTTAATTCTATCTCCGTGTGATATTTATATTGATGCAACAAACCCAGAAAAAATTGAATGGTCAGTTCCAATCACATTGAAACAATTTGCGGGGGACATGATATCAAAGCATGACGTTCTACAGTATTCTCATTACCCAATAGACAAAGAACTTTACCACAAAGACCTGTTTAGGATTATGCCATTTTATTCCGTTGGTACAGCAGAAGGATACAGTTGTATCTTTATGAATCCAGTTCACAAAGATTCTTCTCCATTCTATGCCATGGGCGCTTTTGTAGACACTGATAAGTTTATCAGTGATGGTCACTTATCTTTCCTTGTTAGGAAAAATTTTAAGGGTGTAATCAAACAAGGTACACCACTTGTTCAAGTCATTCCAGTTAAGCGTGAAGATTGGGAGATGGAGATTGTTGAAAACAAAGAAGCAAATGACGTTATAACAAAACAAAGACTTAATGTCAGAAGTAATTTTGTTAATGCATATAAACTAAAGTTTAGAAGCAAGAAAGAATTTAAGTGAAAAAACCTTTATCTATAAAGTTTACTCCAGGATTTACAGGGCATGATGGCAGACTAACTGCTCCAGTTCCAGGAGTTAGCACTGTTCCAGAGTGGTATAAAAGTTTGACAAGATTTGATAAATCTAATGATGATATTACACTTGGAGTAAAAAATAATATTGGAACAGATGGAGCAATGGTTGCAACAAAGATGTGCATGCCATTCTTTGATGCTTTAACTGGTGGTTATATGTACGTCCTTGAAGATGATGTCTATGTAGATCAAGATGAAAAAGGAAAGCCCATTGTATCTTGGAAGGGCGAAGTTATGATGATAGACAAGAGACCAACTATTGAACTTCCAGTACCAAACAACTGCCATCCAATACATTACGGCTGGAGAATGAACTGGTATTACGAAACACCACCAGGATACTCTGTTTTAATTACGCACCCAATGAACAGATTTGATCTGCCATTTTATACTATGTCTGGAATTGTTGAGTCAGATATTTGGGGACTGCCAGTATTTACTGCATTCTTTTTACAAAAAGATTTTA